AGTTAATTTGAAAAGTTTGACTTTGACTATTGAAAAGAATGCAGAAGTTAATGCGACCCTTTCAACAGTTCAACCAGAAGATATTGTAAACAAAAGATTTAATATAACAGGAGAATTTACTTTGAACTATGAAGATAGAACATGGTTAGATTATGTTAAGAATGCAACAAACAAAGCTATTAGAATTGATTTAGTTCATGATGATTTAGCTGGTTCAACACCTGTTACAGGTGCATATTATCAAATTAGATTAGATTTGAGTAAATGTTCAATTGAAGGATTTGACCCTGATTTTGGAATGGATGATGTTGTAACACAAACATTTACATTTAATGCTCTTTATGACGCAGGTGGAAATGATAATGTTGTAAACGATATGTATTTAATCAATAAAGTAGCGAGTTATTAATAAGTAATTAAAAAAAGTATTATGGAAAGAGAACATATAGATTTTGTAACCCCTGAAGATAAACACAAGATTGTAGTTAAGGCTTGGCTTACTGCTAGAGAACGAAGAAGTATTCGTGGAGTTCTTTTAGATGGAATTAAATTTTCAATGAAAGATGACGAAGAAACAGTAAAAGATAAAGATGGGAAAGAAGTGAAAAAAAGTCCTATTGCTGATTATAACCTTGAAGGTTCTTCATTGGATAAAATGCAAGATGTTACCTTAAAAACTGTAATTATTTCTGTAAACGGAGAAACTAAAGATGTTTTAGATGCAGTTCTTGATATGAAAGAAGGTGATTTTAATTTCATTGTTAAAGAAATTGATAAAATTACTGGAAGTTTGGATGAAGATTCAAAAAAAAAATAACTGAAGAATATTTAACTTTGTTGAATAGTGGTAAAGGAATCATTTGCGAACAACTTGAAATCGTTCTTCTTTGTAAAACAATGCAATGGGGATATGAAACTTATGTTCAACAACCACAATGGTTTTTGGATATTTTCAGGATAGTCGGAAATCTTGATGCCGAATACCAAAAGAAATTAGACAGGATTAATAAAAGAAAAAGATAATGGATAAATCAACATTACAAATTGTTTTAACAGCTAAAGATGATTTATCAAAAGAATTAATTAAAGTTCAAAAAGAATTAAGTAAATTATCAAAAGAATTTAATAAAGGAAAGACAACAAGTAAAAGGGCGGCTGATAGCATAACAAAAGACTTAAAAAAGATAGATGATGAAGCTACGGATGTTCGTGGTGGAATTAAAAAACTTGTTGGAACATTTCAAGGTCTAGGAGCAATGCGTCTATTCGGAGCGATAGGTGCTCTTTTGGCATTTCGTCAAGCGATGATGCTTGTTAAAACTGCTATGTTCAAAGCGGCTGATTTTGAAAAAGTAATGTCTGATGTTAATACTTTGTTTAATGATTCAGGAGAAAAAGTTGCAGAGCTAGAACAGGGAATTAAAAGTATGGTTAAGAGTATGCCGATTGACCCTAATGAATTAGGAAAAGCGGCTTACCAAATTGTTTCTGCTGGTATAAGTGATACTTCTGAAGCATTATTAGTTTTAGAAGCGTCTGGTAAATTAGCTACTGCTGGTTTATCTACTACTGCTGAAGCGGCTGATATTTTGACTTCTGCTGTAAACACTTTCTCAAAAGATGGATTGACTTCGGCTCAAATTGCAAATGTTATTTTCAAAACTGTGAAAGCTGGTAAGACAACAGTAGCAGAATTAGCTCAAGCTTTTGGTGCGACAGCTCCTATTGTTGCTGAATTAGGTGTTAAGTTTATTGATTTTCAAGCGGCAACTGCGGCACTTACAACCACTGGTTTACCTGCGGCTCAAGCTCAAAATGCTATTAGAGGAGCTATGTCTGCTTTGATGAAACCAACAGGAGAGATGGAGGAGTTGTTGAATAAGGTAGCCAAGTCACAAGGTAAAACAAGCATGACAGGTAGAGAATTAATTGCTTCATCTGGTAATTTAGGAAATGCTTTTTCACTTCTTAGAAAAGAAGCTACAAAAAATAATTTATCTATTGAAGAAGCTTTTGGTAGAGTTGAATCATTAAATGCCGTATTTGGTCTTACTGGTTCTGTAGCTAGTTCTTATGCCGATACTTTGAAGTCAGTTTCAGATGAAACAGATTTACTTACTGAAGGTTTTTTGAAACAGCAAGCGACAATGACAGCACAATGGCAACTTGTCAAGAATAAAGTTAATGTTGCTATGATTGATTTAGGTGCTAAAGTTTTCCCAATGGTTTTGAAAGTGATTAATACAGGAATTGGAGCTGTAGAATCTTTAACAGAAATGTGGAGTAAACATAAAGATTTTATTAAGACATATGTTGTTCCAGTTATGGTTGGAGTGGTAGCTTTATTTACTACTTTATTTGTAGCAGGAAAAATTCAAGCAATTACTTGGGCTGGAACTGTTGGAGGTGCTTTTGCTTCTGTAAATGCGATGGCGATAGGTTTAATTACAACACTTCGGACATTATTAGCTACAATGTTAGCTATCCCTGGACTTAATCTTGCTGTAGCGATTGGAGTGATAGCCACTGCTTTTGTTGGTTTAATGGGTAAAATAAAACAAACTAATGATGCTGTAGATAAACAAACTGAATCAATGATAGCGAGTGTTGATATGCAAATTAATATACTTAAACAAGCTCAAGATATGAATCTTATTGCTGAAGCCGCTACTAATGAAAAAGTTAAAGAGCTATTAAAAGAAAGAGCTAGTATTAGAAAAAGAATTGGTCAAGGAGAAACAGGTTCTACTTTGAAAGAAGCAAGAGCTAGAGTAAAAATTTTAGAAGAAGAAATTGAAAAATCTCCTCAAGCAAAATTAGAATTAGCTCAACTTACTGGTGGAGATGTTTCTGGAATGATAGAAGAAATGGCTCAAGCAGAAGAAGTTTTGAAAGATTCTAAAAAAGAATATGATAATTTTGGAAAAGATATTTCTAAAATTTGGATTACATTACAACTTGCTCATGAAAAGAGTATAGAAAAAATTACTCTTAAATTAGCAGGGTTAGGAGAAGAATATACAGAAGTTCAAGTTAAGGGTTCTGATGCTGTTGCAAAATTGAAAGAAAATTCTGCTAAGAGTTTGAAAGATATTGATAATAGTATTTCATCCGTAACTCAAAGTATGGCTGACCTTACTGCTGAATTTGAAAAGACTAAAGTTTCAGATAGACAAGGAGTGGGACAAGCTTTTGTTGATGCTGAAGCCAGTGTTAAAAGTTTGAAAAATGAATTATCTAGAGCTACAGACTCACAACAAATTCTAGATATTAAAGGTCAAATTAAAACAGAGGAAGATGCTTTATCTAAATCTGCTGAAGTTAGAAAACAATTTAGTGTTGAAATTGCTGAAGCTCAAAGACGAGCTGGTTTAAGCGGTATTCAAAAAGCTGTAGAAGATTTTAATTCAAAAAGAGAATTAGCTCAAACTGAATTTAATGCAAAGATGGCTGACCTTGAAGCAGAGAAACAAGCTTTGATTCAAAAAAGAGCTTTGGAAAAACAAATGTATTTGGATAAGATTGAAGACCAAAAGATTTCGACTCTTTTGAAATTAAAAAGTATTCTTGATGAGAAGGTAGCTTTATTACAACAACAAAAAGAAGAAGTTACTTTATTCCAACAAAAAGAAGAAGCTATTTTAGCTTTAGTTTCGGAAGCTCAAGCAGAAAGATTAAAGATAACAATGGATGCTCATGCTCAAACAGAAGAAGCAGTAGAAGCTGAAATACAATTATATAAAGATTTAGCGACAGCAATAAAACAAGCCGCTTCTGCGAGTGCTGGTTCTTTAATTGCTCCTAGTTCTTTTGGTGGAATGCCTACTATGGGAGGGAGAGCGACAGGAGGACCTATTCAACAATCAGGAATGTATAATCTTCATCAAGGAGAATATATTTTAAATCGTAGAGAAAGTAGAGGTGGAGGAGGTTCGGTTGTAAATCTTAATGGAGGAGTTTATCTTTCAGAACAAGTTGCTGAACAAATTGGAGATATGATTATTAACAAATTAAAAACTAACATGAAGTTATAATGCCTGATATTAATGAAACAATTTTAATATCCGAAAACACAACAACAGAAATTATTGCGTCTGGTGTGCAGGTTTATGTTGATGGAACAAGAGTCACTCGTTCTATTGAAAGAAGTTCATTAAGTGTAGAAAATATTTTAACAAGACAAGTTGATAGATGTAAATTTACATTAAGAAAATATGGAACTAAACATACTTTCAATCCTGTAAATGGTAATGTTGTAAAAGTTTATAATGACGGAAAACAACTTTTTGGTGGAGTTATTATTAAATTAGTTCAAAGAGTAGAAGATTATAAAATACTTTTATTTGATATTGAATGTGAAGACTATACAAGATTTTTAGATAGAAAATTAGTTGCAGATTCTTTTGAAAATAAAACTATTACTCAAATTCTTGAAAGTATTAATGCAGATTATTTAGATGGATTTACTTTAAATAATGCACAAGGAGTTAATACAAATGTTTCTTATATTGCTTTTAATTATTGTTCTGTTTCAGATGCTTTTACTCAATTAGCTGATTTAATTGGTTACGATTGGTATGTAGATTATGATAGAGATATTCATTTCTTTTCTAAAAGTGCAAAGACAGCTCCTATAGATATTAATGATGATGACGGAAGTTATTTAAAAGGTTCATTAAGAATTAGACGAGATAATTCTCAATTAAGAAATAAGATTTATGTTAGAGGTGGAGATTATTTAGCTGATACTTTAACCAGTGAAACTATCTCTGATGGGATTCAAAACGTTTATCCTTTACCTTATAGGTATGAAGACCTCCAAGTGTCTGTTACAGGCGAAGTTTGGGACGGAGGAGTGGACGGAGTTGATGCTATTACCCCTTTTGACTACCTTTGGAACAAAGATGAAAAGTTTATCCGATTTAGAGGAGATAGAGTCCCTAATGATACATCAAGTATTAGAATGTCAGGGCAACCTTATTTACCAGTAAGAGTAGTTATGCAAGACTTAGGTTCAATTACAGATACAATTTCTGCTGAAGGTGGTAATGGTATTTATGAATTTTTAGTTGTTGATAATACAATTAATTCAAAAAAAGGAGCTAGAGAAAGAGCTACAGAAGAATTAAATGCTTATAAAACCACTTTATCAGAAGGGCAATTTGCTACTTATAAAGATGGATTACAAGCTGGACAAAGAATAAGAGTTAATTCTGACTCTCACGATTTAGATGAATATTTTATTATAAATAAAGTTGTAGCAAGAATGTATACTGACGAAGCTTTGAAATATGAAGTTTCTTTAGTAACAACAAAGACTTTAGGAATTATAGAATTTTTACAAGGTTTGTTATTAAAAGAAACAAAACAAATTATTATTAATGAGAATGAAATTATTGATTTAGTTTATGCTAAAAGTGAATCATTGACAATTACAGAGGTTGTTGAAACTTCCAAAGTCCATAATCCAGTTAGTGAAGCTATTTCAGTTGGAGAAGTTGTTACCGAACAAGATTTAAACTATTTAATTGAATTTGTTTTAGGACCTAATACTATTCCAGTAGGAACAAAAAGAACATTCTATTTAGACTCTGGATATTTAGGACCTATGCACAATTCAAATAGATATGATACAATTTTACTAACTGAAGATATAAGTATATCTATAACTTAAAAATTATGAAAAAAGAAAATCTAAAATTAAAAGGAATATATAAAATCACAAAAGCAAAGATTGAAACTCCTGCACAATGGGCTTTGCATGATAAGATTCAAGACTTTATGAAAAGTGGTAAAGAATATATTTCTTTAGTAAGAAAATTGAACAAAATGTGTAAGACAGAAATTTTTGTATGCGAAAATATTATCCCTACTGTTGGGAGAGGATTGTTAGCTAATAATTTAACTTCTAGTTCTCCTGATAATGACCCAAGGATTAATTATACAGCTTTAGGAACAAGTGCTACTGCTGTAGCAAATTCAGATATTAAACTTGTAACAGAATTTTATAGAAAAGGAACAGCTTCAGCTACAAATGCAGATAACATTGCTTATGTAACTTGTTTTTATACTGCGGCAGAAACCAGTGGAACATTTAAAGAGTCTGGACTATTTTGTAATGGGACAGGTGCGGCAGATTCAGGGGTATTATTCAGCAGAGTTCTTCTTAATAGTGGAACTGGAATAGTAAAGTCGGTAACTGAGAGCCTTACTATAGATTATGTCATAACTATCAGCTAATGTCAATGGATTGATTATACTATAATAAATATATATAATATATATATGCAAAAAGTAAAATTAAATGAATTACAAATATGTAAAGAATATAAAGAAGGTGATAGCACATTAATTTTAGGAAAAAAATATAAAATTAGTTATCAAACAGTTAATAGAATTATTTTAAGAAACAATTGTAAATTAAGAAACCATAAAGAAAAAACTTTAAATGCAATTAAACAAGGAAGAAGTTCTAACTCTGAATTACAACGAAAAATAGTTAAAGAAAGATGGCAAAAAGAAAAGAACCCAAGATGGTCTGGTGGAAAATATACAACTAAAGTAGGTTATGTAAGAACATATGATGATGAAGGAATATACAGACAAGAACATAGAATTGTTTCTGAAAAAATAATAGGTCGAAAATTAAAAAGAACAGAAACAATACATCATATCAATGAAAACAAATCAGACAACAGACCAAAAAATTTATATTATTTTTCAAACGACAATTTACATAAAAGACATCATGGATTGAAAAATAAACCAAAGTTAAAAAGTAATTTAGAAAAAGTAATAAAATTGTAATATTATAAAATAATAATTTCTTAATATTATGGAATACCCTTGGAATGACGGAGATAGATTAGACGCTTCAGAATTAAATAAATTAGTTAAATTTGGAGGTGATGGTTCAGATGGAGTTTTAGCTATTTCTTCAGGAACAACAGATATTGATTTAGGTGCCGAACAAATTGTTATTAAAAATTATATAAGTATGTCAATTACTGGAACAGGTAAATTGACATTTTCAAACCCTCATACTAATGGAACAATTATAATTTTGAAATCACAAGGTGATGTTACTTTAACATCTTCTCAAACACCTATGATTGATGCTACTGGAATGGGTGCTGGTTTAGTTTTACCTACAGGATTAATTGATACTGTAAATGATGACCCTAGAGCAACAGTTGGACAAACTTCTGCTTGGGGCGGAGGTGGAACAGGAGGTAGAGCAGTTCCTTATGCTGTTGGTGTTACTGGTGGTAGTCAGATAGTTAATGTTGT